GGCTGCCGTATCATTTCCAAGCGGTCTGCCAAGCGGTAAAACGGGATAAATGCCCTGCATTCCGTAATTTAGCAAACCACCGCTTCCTCCGACATTTCCTCCGACATTTCCTCCGACATTTCCACCGACATTTCCACCGACTCCTCCGCCGTTACCGCCGCCATTTCCACCGCCATTTCCTCCGCCGTTACCGCCGCCATTTCCGGTTCCTTCCTCGTCGATAATGTCAAGTTCTGTTATATCAACATGACCAAAATACGGTACAGAAGATTCACTAGATCGTCGCACAACCCTTTTGTCGTCCTGTTCCTCAGCAGCCGTAGGATTAATCGGAATATTGGCTTCGATGGCAACTCGCTCCTCTGCGGTCAGGCCACCCTCAATCCAGCCATATATCGCTTTAGTCGGATCTCTTCTGCCAAATTTGTCTTTTCCATAACCGACTATAGTAAATTCTTGTGCCATTAGCGTACCCTAATTTCTTTTGTTAAAACGTGATAACTGCATTTCCAATCTTGCAACACTCGTAGCCATCCTTTTCGACCCCAACATTCCAATGCACTACATCCAATGCTTGCTGCCCATTGTTCAACTTGCGGCAGATTTGGTAACCATTGATCCATATCATCACCTGCTATCGCAATAATTCGCAGGATCTTTTTTTGCGGATAGGGGACAATTTGCGTAATCATGGTGGCAACGATTTGGCTGTGATATGCGATCCAGAGCTGCATTTCACGTTTCGTTAATGCCGTGTGGAAATCCTCAACTTCTAATTCGCCCTCTGAATGGGGAATACATCGGGCTATGTGTTCTTCGACGAAAGGCCAGAATGCTTCAACATCCTGTGGCGCAATTCGTGCAATCTTATAATTTAACCCAACTGCCACTGGAGTTGAAAAAATAGATACCCTCACCACTACCAGGGTTCCAATTACTGCCATCAGCATATCTAACGTCACCCATACGAGGCTTATCGGGCGCTACATTAGTACGCTCCAATCGAAACGTCGCCTGATTAAAAATCACATCACCAAGACGCTTTAATTCGTTAATCAGATAAACACCCAAATCTTCCTGGTTAATTGGTAGCGGATTAGGTGCGTAATGGGTAACCGATTTAACAACACGATCTGTGTAAGTCGCCATTATTTTTTCTTTCTTTTTATCTTATTAGACAGATTGCGTGCAAAATATTCAGCATCCCACAATGTTGGAAAACGTAGGTAGTCATTATTTCTCATTGCTTCATTTCGAGCTTGCTCATCAGTCAATCTTTCTAAGCCAGGAGTTCTCCACCGAATTGTTGGATATAGAATAGCTTCCGCTGACGGTAATAATCCGAGAGGATGACTTTGACTGTAGATTGTCTGCGGATACCCAGTTTTTTTATCTGTTAAATACATCTCACTTATTACAGGGTTTCCAGCAAGACCTAAAGCTCGCCGAATCCAAAAAGGATCAGCCATTATTGTGCTACGGAGCCTCGTGCTCCTGCATTTTGAATATCGAGAGCATACCCATCCAGCCTCCAGGTTTCATCACCCGTGGATTCAAATTTCACTCCAATATATTTTCCAGTGACCCGAAACGATACCTTTGACTGTGTATTGGGATTGAAAGTAGTTGGACCTTCCCAGGTAATTGCTTCTTCAGTGCTCATTTGATGACCCAAATAAACATTGACCGTATTACTTGAGCTCACACTCATTTTTGGATAAATAGCAGATACCCGCTTAACCATCGCAGGGTTATTGTTGCCTGATTCATCCAGCGTCAATCCGGTACGCTCAATATAGGAAGTCATATTGGAATCATCTTCCTTATTGCCTGATCCATGACGATAAAGTTTAGTATCAGTCGGCGACGCAAACACCAATGTTTTACCCGCCAAATTAAAGAAGGAAGTTGTAGCTGACTGATTCCAGTTTAGGGTGTCAGAAGCCCATGTGGTCGTGGCAGCCGCCCATGAACCAGGAGCTAGTGGGTCACCTTCAGTCCCATAACCAATCATGCCTAAATTGGGTAAATCACGCTCGGTAAACGTATTGTTTGAATAATTCCAAACAAGAGCTTTATCGCATTGTGCATTAGTGGCGTTTGTCGCTGAAACGTAACACGCCCATATTTCTGTATTTCCAGAATCAGCAACTACAAACGATTTTGCTACTTCATCGCCATTGATGTTATTAAATAGATCATCACGCATCCTAATAGGCAAAATGGATGTGATGTTTTGGGCATTGTTGATGTAAATATCGCCATTACCAAAAATGAAATGACCGCCTGGATATTCAGCGACACAATTTTTAGCTAATGCACCAATGTTGGGTGAAACCTGTTTGAATGAAAAAATAAAAGGTGTGCCGACGTAACTCATCATATAGGTTGAATCAGCTTTATAAATAAAGAAGTTATCGCCTAGCGGCTTACCATCAAGAATAGCGCCGCGAGAATCGTCTAGCGAGTACTCGCCAGCATCAACCGTTGCTGAAGTTTCATCCCATGAGCCAGGTACGGCTTGGGTGGCTGCTTGTGAAGACCATTTGACCAATCGGGTATATGGCACGGATGATTTAGTGACATTTAATGCAATTAAAAAAGACCGAAAGGCTCTCATTGAATTGCATTCCGTACTGGCAGGCCAGTTCGATAAGTCAGCCATTCGTGTCGAGACTGACGGCACACCGGATGACAAAGCCCAAAATTGAGGGTCATCAAAACCGTTAGACATAATTAAAACACCGCCGAGCACTGTTGATGTCCAGTTTTCAGCAGCCGTTGCGGAGTAATCGCCTGATGATCTAGTAATATCAGTCCAAGCACTCCCATTATGCACATATATTTTTGCTGTCGAGCCTACAATCCAGTAATTAGCACCGCCGATTTGCAAATTGGTAATGTAGTACGGAGCAACCGGACAGCTTGACATAACTTCCACATAACCAGGGCTTTTCTGGATAGCCCCGTGTTCAGCTCTTACGTTATTTCCATCAGTCCAAACATTCGGAGGTAGCGACCACGCATTAACGTCTTTGTTAATGCCGACTTCACCGACATTTTCTATAGGAACTAGCATTTATGTAGCTGGTTTAGGATGATTGCTCTTGATCTCTGCAACTTTAGCTTGCCATGCTTCAAGACCATTTTCAGTTATAAACTCTATTTGACTTTCTGGAGATCCATATTCTGCCAGCCGTCTTTTATCGTAGTCTATTTCCACATGCTCCCATTGCTGTTGCCATTTGCCATCAACTAAAACAGGAGCCAGTTGGTTAAGAGTATGACCATCTTGTTTAGCAGGGGTCACTTCTTTAACCTCTACAATGTTATATTCAACTCTAATAGATTCATTCTCAAGCGCAGACGTTGGAAAGCTCGTTCTAGGATGTGCTAGTTTTAAGTCAGAAAAGCTATAAGGGTATTTATCTATAGCTCCATCTTTTAATAATGCGTACATGCTTGATTCCTCTTAACTTGGTGTGAAAGTGGCCGCGCCAGTTGATGTGTAAGCGTGATAAGTGTAGCCGCCTGATGCGGTAATGGTTCCTCCGCTTGCAGCAGTACCACCCGCATATCTTATTAGAATAACGCCTGAACCACCTTCGCCTCCTGACCGAGTAGCCCCGTCATTTCCTCGTGCGCCACCCCCACCTCCGCCAGTATTCGCTGTGCCCGCAATTCCATTTTGGTTGGATGGACCATTTCTACCATCTGCTCCGCCGCCATTACCGCCTGTTCCAGCCGTTCCTGTGTGCCGTGATCCTGCCCCTCCTCCTGCGAAAAAACCGCTTTCTCCAAAGGAACTAAAATTAGAAAATTCTTTTCCGGTAGCACCATTTGGGGTTGTTGTGCGGGTGTTATCTGGACCTCCTCCACCTCCGCCGATGGAATCCTCTGTCCCACCGCCTTCTTCGGCATTTTCGCCCGTTCCGCCGTAACCTGTAGCAACGCCACCGATGCTGCCTGTTGTTTGGTTTGAGTCTGCGCCATCGGAATAAGTCGATCCACCCGTTCCAACGCCGCCTCCTCCGCAGCCACCGTCCGCCGGAGCTGTGCCTTGAATACCACCCTTGCCACCGCCTTTAGCTGTTAGCGTAGTAGTAACCGAGCCTTCGCTATTGACGTTAAAAACGGAATCTGATCCGTTGGTATTACTGCCACCACCAGCTCCAACTGTTAAATCATAAGCAACGCCTGAATCACAAGTGTAGGACGAAGAATGAACTATGCCGCCGCCGCCACCACCGCCTAGCATCGGACGATCTTGACCACCACCACCGCCTCCTCCAGCTACAACAAGGATCTCACAATCAAGACCCCCTGCAACTCCTGCGGCTCCGAATAAGGCTGCTTTCTCTGCTCCTAAAGGCATACTATTTCCCTTAACTCATGTCTGCGCCAGCTTGGAAGCCATACCAAGTTGTTCCGGCATCTAAAGTGATTAAAGTATAGATATCAACCTTTCCAGATCCGCTAGTCACAGAAGGCGCTGAACCTCCAGCCCAATCAACAGCTCCAGGCCATGTGATAGTTCTGTCAGAAGAATCCTGAATCCATTTCAAAGTTATGGAACAGGCTTTACCGCTTGCCGAAGGATTGCTAAAAGCGAAGGTTACGTTACCACCACTCGCTGTATGTTGAAATACGTTTCCTGTTGAAATATCTAAAGTAATCGTGCCATTTCCTGTTGAAGCGTTATACGTTTCTGAATAATCTTTTATTTCCGGCCTAATGGCTTGTTCGTCTTGAAAGTTGATATAACCGCCCAACGTCATGTCGGCAGCTGTATCCATTGTGATACCAGCGGTCGTTCCGTGAGCAGAGCCTACGCCAATTTCTAGCTGGTCATTACCATCATCTAGTCCTACTCTAAAATCTGCCGCCGCACCATCAAATACAAGCATGGTATCTTCTGCCCCACCATCGCCTATAGTTACTGTTGGAGTTGTACCGCCCACAACCACATCACCATTATCATCAATGGTCATTGCACTATTCTGTAATGTTTTTCCGCCAGTACCATCGAATCGTGCAACAGCATTATCCGTACTAGATCCAGGTCCAGACGCATCACCGACTGCGGTTTTACCATCTAATAGGTTTAACTCAGCAGCCGTAGTTGTAACGGCAGCCGCGCCGAGTGTAGTGAATTGTGACTGTAATACAGACTTAATGAGACGAAGATGATCGTCGCCTTGCGAGCATTATGTTCAAAAAAGTTCGTTAAACTTTTTCCGTCTTTCGACCGCTATGTGTCACCACATAGATCAGACCATATCACCATCCTGTCGGATGCTCTGCGCTTCGGCTCACTTAAGCCTACTCCCTTTCGGGATGGTCGTTGAACGTTCCCCTAACGGGGCTTCGCTGCTGATTGTCTCTCAGAGAGTTCCCAGCAATTCACAGAGTTTTCAATTATCAATTACTTGATAATGCCGCCTTAATTAACGGGGTCGCTTGCAGTAGGATTTGTAGCCGTCAATTGGCTAATATATGTTGCCGTTTCAAGTGCCATAATTGTTTCCTAATAATACCCGCCAGTGTTCATTACTCTCAGCTCAGAACCGCTATGGCGGTCTTTGTCGTCCTGTAGCTGTATATCATCTAAGGCTTGTTTATATCCTGCTGCCCAAATCGGAATACGTTCATCGTTCATTAAAAACGGTTCAGCTTCGAGCAAACAAGCATATAAAAGTAAATCAGGGGCATTGACAATCACCCAATTGCTAGGCGCTGCATCAGTAAGCTCATCAAATGACTTAAAGTACAGCATCGAATAAGTGTAAGCAGCGTCGGGGTTTGGACCTAGACGAAACTTATCACCAATAAATGTAAATGTACGCGGTTTGTTTTGTGTCGATCCTGCCCATATTCGCGTCATCAATTCGGGTGTTACATAACTTAATGGAGTCAACGGATCAGTCGTTAAATGAAATTCTTTTGCTTGGATATAACCAGTTGGCAAATTATATTCACGAGTGCCAGCAGTCAATGTGCCTGTTGCCACAGTTTCCATCGCTCGAATGCGTAAGTTACGATTGATTCTAGCTTCTGCTAAATCAATAAATTCTTTTATTCGTTCGGTTAAATCAGACCTGTCTAGCCAGTTAGCGACAGCAGTCTGGAGTTCCGAGTAGGTTCCTATAGCCATATTATCTTGTCATCTCCGTGACATAGACTGTGCCAGCAGTCGAAACTTGCATGGCTGATACTTTACCGCCTGGAGAAATGCGCCAATATGTCGGGTAGTCTTTCTCCAAATATCCTTCTCCGGTAGGTTCGTATTCCTTCCAAGAATTAGTCTGAGCTGACCAAGCACCTGATGCTTCTGACCATTCAACTAAAGCGACTTCACCACCAAAAGCTAAAAACGCATCCTCCGTCGCTGTTATCATTACAGCATCTATACTAGAACCCACCGCCTCTGACATTTCGGTAGAGGTTGCAGATGTAGTGATAGCGTGAGATTTATTTGCTAGTCTATAAATATCAGGATTAAAAATTCTCATTCAGTCAATTCAGTGATATATACAACAGAGTTACTTCCACCTGCTCTGAGCCCTGCAACGCGATCTCCACCACTTACTCGCACATAATGCGGCCAGTCTTTTATAAAATAACCACACGAGCCAGCAGTAGCCGCATCACCATGTTTTGTTATTTTTATAAATACAGGCTCACTTGCGTTAATCATGATTGCGGTACATTGTGCAGATATAGCATCGCTCAATAGCACCGAGCTATCGGTAGCAGTAAACGTATAATTGAAATTGTTTAATCGGTATAAATCTGCCATCGTTTTATCCTATAGGTTAGTCGGGGCTGTCCTGAAATATTTGTTATCGGGATCGTTGAGATACTTGTTCAACAATTTAATGTCTTTTTCAATCGCACCATTAGTTTCCTTTTTCCATTGCTCCCACACCACAAACGGAATAGATGCGACCTTGTGCAAATCGCCTCTTTTACCTGGCGTTAAACGATCACCAAAATTGTTAAATTCAAGTCGATTCTGTTCAACAGTGGGTTGAGCGTCTTGGAAGGTGGTTAGTGAAACTGTGCCATCAGGCTCATCAATCCATTCCTGATGTCGAAATGGCATTACATCCAAAATTTTGCCTGTTCTGCGTCTATTAAAAATGTCAGCCATTGAACGTACCTATTTTGCCGACCAATTTAGATTGGTCATCAGACCAATCCTGAAGATGTTCTACCGCCGTTTTTGGTGCGCTCGGTTTATCTTCAGTTTTGGCATTTTTAGCAGACGATATTTTGCGAATATATTGCTCTAACTTATCTTCTTTTCTCGAAACCATAATGTCATTACCCATTTTTCGCCTTCATGCGGCGGTAATCCTTGATGCAGTGATAAATGATGCGGTTCTTTATTTTCATTAACATTGGAGAACATCAATAACCGTCCTGCAATGGCACCGACTATTAAATTAAGTCGGGGGAATGCTGTAGAGCCGCCAACTGCGTTGTTTAGATAAATAAGACAGGTCAGTAACCGCTGACCGCCGTTGTCCAGATATTCACCTTCAAGCGCATCGTAGTGTGGTTTGTATTCCTGTTCGCTGGTGTAACGCAGCACATTCACAGGCTCTGCCCGTTCTAAAGGCATTCCTGTTATATCAGCAATACGAGCACACACATCTGAAAAATTGTCGTGCGGCAGAAATACGCCGTGTGAGGTTCTATCCTGATCCGGCTTCAGACCTTCTGGAGTAGCTACGGTACTGCGTTGCAGCTTGCTTTCAGAATGCTCAATAATGGTTTGACATTCTTCTGGCGTAACCACGCCGTCCACTACACAGATGGTTGGTGTTTTCGCGTAGACAAACACTATTTGAATGGATCTGGAATTGAGGCTCCTCCGCTGTTGCCTGGGCTTTTATATGCGACGCTTTTTTTATTTTTTTTGAGTGCGCCGATGAGATTATCCAAATCTTTTGTACCGCCCCGATGAACAGGGGAATACAAAGTAATTGGACCTTCAACAGTTTTAGCTTCTTTCATTAGCCTTTCTCTTTTTGATTGGCTTGACCTTGTACATTGCCGCCATTACCAAGTTTTGCGATGACACCGTTCAAACCGCCGTATGGATCACTGCCGCCTGATTGCATTTTTTTATCGACTGCTTTGCCGACAGGATTATCTGAAAACTTATACCCCTTCATATTTATTTC